AGACTGAGTTAGCGTACCGTGTACCTGCGGCTAAGATTACCAAGAAGAATATGTATGATATAGATGCTGATGAGATAGAGGGGTTGGATACCACGATAGATTGGAAGAACACAGACGACAACATCTATGATGGTGAGAAGCTTCTATTGTTAGTACACGATGAGAGTGGTAAGTGGTTAAAGCCCAACAACATCCTAAACAATTGGCGTGTCACCAAGACGTGTCTAAGATTAGGTAGCAGGATTATAGGTAAGTGTATGATGGGCTCAACATCAAATGCATTAAGCAAGGGTGGAGAAAACTTTAAGAGGCTGTACTACGATTCTGATGTAACTAAAAGAAATGCTAACGGTCAGACCAAGAGTGGTATGTACTCTCTTTTTATTCCTATGGAATGGAATATGGAAGGGTTTATCGACAGGTACGGTATGCCTGTGCTAAAGAATGCTGACGGTAAGGTTAAAGGCATTGACAATGAGTGGATTACACAAGGTGCTGTAGAGTATTGGGACAACGAGGTAGAGTCATTAAAGAATGACCCTGATGCATTAAACGAATACTACAGACAGTTTCCAAGGACTGAGTCCCACGCATTTAGGGACGAGAGCAAGCAGTCACTGTTTAACTTGACAAAGATATATCAGCAGATAGACTACAACGATAGTATGGTAACAGAGCAGTATGTGACACGTGGGTCTTTCAGTTGGAAGAACGGTATCAAGGATAGTACGGTTATGTTTAATCCTGACAAGCGAGGAAGATTTTTTATTACGTGGGTACCAAATCGAAACCTGCAGAACAGAATAGTAAAAAAGAATGGGGTTATGTATCCGGGCAACGAACACATAGGGAGCTTTGGATGTGACTCATATGATATTAGTGGGACCGTAGGAGGTGTGGGGTCAAACGGTTCTCTACACGGGCTAACAAAGTTTAGTATGGAAGAGGCTCCGAGCAACGAGTTCTTCTTAGAGTATATTGCACGACCACAGACAGCCGAGATATTCTTTGAGGATGTGCTAATGGCTTGCGTGTTTTACGGTATGCCAATACTAATAGAGAACAATAAGCCAAGGTTGCTATATCATTTTAAGAATAGAGGCTACAGAGGGTTCTGTACCAATAGACCCGATAAGGCATTTACGAAGCTGTCTAAGACAGAAAGAGAGTTGGGTGGTATACCTAACTCAAGTGAGGCTGTTAAGCAAGCACACGCAGCAGCAATTGAGTCTTACATAGAGGGACATATTGGGTTAAGGGATAATGGCGATATGAACTCGATGGCATTCAATAGGACATTGGAGGATTGGGCAAAGTTTGATATAACCAACAGAACTAAATTTGATGCCTCTATTAGTACGGGGTTGGCTATTATGGCGTGTCAAAAAAACCTATATCAACCCGAAAGAAAAGAATCAAAAATAAAAGTTAACTTTGCAAGGTATACTAATACAGGAAAAACAAGTCAAATAATTAGATGAAGGATGTAAAAATTAATATTTCATCTGCAGGGTTTCCAAGTCAGTTTGTTTCTGATGCTGAGAAAGCAACAGATGAATACGGGTTGATGATAGGGCAAGCCATTCAGTATGAATGGTTTCGTAAGGATGGAAATGGTTGTAGGTTTTATGACCAATGGAGAGAGTTTCACAGATTGAGATTATACGCAAGAGGTGAGCAGTCAATAAGCAAGTATAAGAACGAGTTGGCTATTGATGGCGACCTGTCTTATCTTAACTTAGATTGGACACCTGTTCCTGTTATCCCTAAGTTTGTGGATATAGTAGTGAACGGAATGTCTGACAGACTGTTTAAGGTTAAGGCATACGCTCAGGATGCAATGTCTCAAGCTAAGAGAAGCAAGTATCAGGATATGATGGAGGGGCAGATGGCTGCAAAAGAACAGCTCTCTATAGTAAAAGAGAAGTCAGGATACGACCCGTTTATAATGCCTGAGGATGCACTACCTCAAGATGATGAGGAGATGTCTTTATATATGCAGCTTAACTACAAGCCTGCTATAGAGATAGCAGAGGAAGAGGCTATCAATACTATATTTGAAGAGAATCATTATATAGACCTACGTAAGCGAGTAGATTATGACATAGCAACGGTAGGGATTGGTATAGCAAAGCACGAGTTTTTAAAGGGCTCAGGGGTAAAGGTATCGTATGTAGACCCTGCTAATGTGGTATACAGCTACACTGAAGACCCACACTTTAAGGATTGTTTCTATTGGGGAGAGGTTAAGACACTTCCTATCACAGAGCTAATGAAGATAGACCCTTCATTGACAACAGAAGATTTAGAGGAGATAAGTAAGTACAGCCAATCTTGGTACGACTACTATAACGTAGCTCAGTTCTATGAGAACGATATTTTCTTCAGGGATACTGTAACATTATTATACTTTAACTATAAGACCACAGAGAAGATGGTCTATAAGAAAAAGATTACAGCAACAGGCGGCAATAAGGTGATTGAGAAGGATGACCAATTTGACCCACCTGTAGATGTAATGGAGGAAGGGAACTTTGAGAAGTTTGAGAAAACAATTGACGTGTGGTATGACGGTGTTATGGTTATGGGAACCAATATCCTATTAAAGTGGGAGCTTGCAAAGAATATGGTGAGACCTAAGTCAACAAGTCAGCACGCACTTCCAAACTATGTGGCAGTTGCCCCAAGGATGTATAAGGGTAGGTTAGAGTCTTTAGTAAGAAGGATGGTGCCATTTGCTGATTTAATACAGATGACACACCTAAAGCTACAACAGGTTATTGCAAGGGTAGTACCTGATGGTGTATATATAGATGCAGATGGACTAAACGAGGTTGACCTCGGTACAGGCAACGCATATAACCCTGAGGATGCATTAAGGTTATACTTCCAAACGGGTAGTGTGATAGGAAGGTCATACACTCAGGATGGTGACTATAATCAGGCTAAGGTTCCTATACAACAGCTTACATCTAATTCAGGAGCGTCTAAGACACAGATGCTTATAGGAAACTACAATCATTACTTAGGTATGATTAGAACCGTAACAGGATTAAACGAGGCACGAGACGGAAGTAATCCTGACCCTAACTCGTTGGTTGGACTACAGAAACTTGCAGCATTAAACTCTAATGTAGCTACTCGACATATACTTGATGGAAGCCTTTACATATACAGAAGTTTAGCGGAGGCATTAACGTACCGTGTTGCAGATATACTTGAGTACTCAGACTTTAAAGACGACTTTGCAAACAAGATAGGAAAGTACAACGTCTCAATACTTAACGAGATAAGTGACCTTTACGTATATGACTTTGGTATATTTATAGAGGTAGCACCTGACGAAGAGGACAAAGCTAAGCTTGAGCAGAACATACAGATGGCTTTATCTAAGCAGGATATTAATCTTGAGGATGCCATAGATATTAGAGAGCTTAAGAATATCAAGCTTGCTAATCAACTCCTTAAGTTAAAGCGTAAGCAGAAGCAAGATAAGCAAGAACAGATGGAGATGCAGAAGCAGGCTATGACAGGTCAGATAAATATGCAGTCTCAACAGATGGCAGCACAGATGGCGGCACAAAAGATGGAGATGGAGATAAGAGGCAAGATGCAGCTTGAGCAGGCTAAGATTGCGTTTGAGATTGAGAAGATGAACAACGAGGCTAAGTTAAAGTCTATGTTGATGCAGGAAGAGTTTAACTACAATCAGCAGCTTCGAGATATGTCTGAGAATGCTTTACAATCACGAGAGACTCAACGAGAGGATGCAAAATCTTCAAGGATAAATCAGCAGAACACGCAGCAGTCACAGTTAATCAATCAACGTAAGAACAATCTACCTCCACAAAGATTTGAGTCTAACGAGGATAGCTTAGATGGATTTGACTTAGCTGAGTTCTCTCCAAGATAATCGAATAAAATCAATAAAAAATATTAACTAACTTTGTAAAAATTTAATCAAATGGAATTTAAAGTAAAAGAAGTTACCGGGACTGAAGAAAAGTCTCAACAGGAAATAGAGGCTAAACTATTAAAAGATGCAGAAGAAAGACATAACCAAACAAATGTAGAACAGATTGATATGCAACCATCTGACTCTACATCTGATGACACACAAGACACTGTAGAGATGCAGGATAATGTAGAAACTCAATCCTCTGAGTTAAATGAGGATGACGTTCTTTCATTTATTAAAAACAGATATGAGAAAGACTTTACATCTGTAGACCAACTTTTCGAACAAAGAGAAAAAAATGAAGAGTTGCCTGAAGATGTTAAAGGTTATTTTGATTATAAAAAAAGTACAGGAAGAGGGATTGAAGATTACGTAAAACTAAACCGAGATTTTTCTTCTATGAACGAAGACCAACTGTTATCTGAATATCTTCTTGCTTCAGGCGAGGCTACCGACTCAGAAGATGTAGAGGTCCTTATGGATGACTACAGCTATGATGAGGACTTAGACGAAGAGAGAGATATTAAGAAAACTAAGTTGGCAAAGAAAAAGGCTATCGCTAAAGCTAAGAACTTTTTTGAAGAGCAAAAGGAGATGTACAAACAACCACTTGAGTCAAGTACGGTTGGAGTCTCTGATGAGCAGATACAAGAGATTGAAGAGTATAAGCGATATTTAGCTGAGGCTGATACAGCTCAAGAAGAGATGAAAAGAAAAAGAGAATGGTTTACTGAAAAGACAGACCAAGTTTTCCAAGATTTCAAAGGTTTTGATTTCAAGATTGGAGAAGATACTTTTACTTTCAAACCGGGTGAGACTGATAGAATCAAAGAGCAACAAATGGATTATCAAGGTTTCGTAAGGAAATTTATTGATAAAGACACGGGTATGCTTAGCGATGCTGCAGGTTATCACAGAGCATTAGCTGTCGCAATGAATCCGAACAAGTTTGCTTCGTTCTTTTATGAACAAGGTAAATCGGATGCTACTGAAAGTGTAACACGTAGAATGAAAAATGTCGATATGACAGAACGTAAAGCACCTCAAGTATCAAACCGTAAGGATGGATTGCAAATCAAGTCTATATCTACACCAAGTAGTACAGGCTTGAAAATTAAGAGTAGAAAGTAAAATATTTAAAACATTTAAAAATTAGAAAAAATGGCAGGAGCATTAACAGGTCCCGGTTTTGACCTACAGCCGTCCGCACAACAAGTGCCGTTGGCAACAAACTACATTACTAACTTTGATTTCTTGAATCAGTATCTTCCGGATACTTATGAAAAGGAATTTGAACGTTACGGAAACAGAACGATTAGTTCATTTTTAAGAATGGTTGGAGCAGAGATGCCTTCTAACTCAGACCTTGTAAAATGGGCAGAGCAAGGAAGACTTCACGTTAAATATACAGCCGTGGGTACAGCCGCATTAGCTGCTGCTGATGAAGCAGTATTCCAAATCAATGATGACCCTAATGCAGCAGTTTCTACTGCGAGTCCTTTTGGTGCTCAGAGTGGTATCGCATTGAGAGTAGGACAGACTGTTGTTGTTCACCAAAACAGTGGTTTAGGTGAGAACAAAGGTATTGTTACTGATGTTGATTTAACAGTATCTCCTATTCAAGCTACAATTGCTTTTTACGAAGCAGGTGGACTTGCACAAGCAGGTTCAGGAGTTGGAAACGCAGACGTTACTATCTTCATCTACGGTTCTGAGTTTGCAAAAGGAACTGAAGGAATGAATGGTTCTTTAGAGTCTGACGATTTCATTTTCGAGAACTCTCCAATTATCATTAAAGATAAGTACGCAGTATCAGGTTCTGATATGGCTCAGATTGGATGGGTTGAAGTAACAACAGAGAACGGTGCAAGTGGATACCTTTGGTATATGAAGTCTGAGCACGAAACAAGATTACGTTTCGATGACTATCTTGAGACTTCAATGATTGAAGCAGTACCTATGGACAATGCTGTGAACACGGCAGCAGGAATTGCTAAAGGTTCTGAAGGTGTGTTCTATACTGTAGGACAACGAGGTAACCTATGGACAGGTGGCGTTCCTAATGCATTAGCTGACTTCGATGCTATCATCGGACGACTTGATGCACAAGGAGCAATTGAAGAGAACGTAATATTCTTAGATAGAGACTTTGGATTTGCAATTGACGATATGTTAGCTGCTCAAAACTCTTATGGTGCACCGGGTGGTACTTCTTACGGATTGTTTGACAATGACGAAGAAATGGCATTGAACTTAGGATTCACAGGATTCCGAAGAGGATATGACTTCTACAAGACTGATTGGAAATATCTGAATGACCCAACTATGCGTGGAGGTTTAGCCGCAGGTACAGGTAATATCAACGGTTTATTGGTACCTGCAGGTTCAACATCTGTGTATGACCAAGTTCTTGGAAAGAATGCTAAACGTCCGTTTTTACACGTTCGTTACAGAGCTTCTGAAACTGAGGACAGAAGATATAAGACTTGGATTACAGGTTCTGCAGGTGGTGCAGCTACATCGTCTTTAGATGCGATGGAAGTACACTTCTTGTCTGAAAGATGTGTTTGTACATTAGGTGCAAATAACTTCGTACTGTTCGAAGACTAATATTACAAAGAGGAGGGAGTGTCTACTTAGGCACTCCTAACTTTTTTATTTTTAAAATTTAAAATTTAATCAAAATGAAATTAGAATTAAAAGACAGAGTTTATAAACTCACAAGAGACAGAGCACCATTGTCGTGCATTATTCCTTCACGAAGCTCTCGTAATTCAGCACTGCTGTACTTTGACGAGGAGCAAGGAGTTAACAGAACCATAAGATATGCTATCAATCAAAAAAGCTGTTTTGAAGATGAACAGGACGGTAACGCTGTTGTTACACCTGTAATCTTTGAAGATGGTATGCTTAGAGTTGCAAGAACAAATCCTGTGCTTCAACAGTTTTTACACTACCACCCTCTAAACGGTAAACGATTTATTGAGGTTGATTATGGTAAGGATGCTGCAGAAGAGGTAGAGCAGCTTACTGCTGAGGTGGATGCGTTAATCGAAGCTAAGTCACTTAGCATAGAGCAGCTTGAAAATCTTGGTCGTGTTGTATTTAACAAGGATGTATCTAAGATGACATCGTCTGAGTTAAGAAGAGATGTACTTATATTTGCAAAACAAAATCCAAGTACATTTTTAAATATATTATCTGACCCTAAATTAAAACTACAGTCAACTGTTCAGTTGTTCTTTGATAATAAGCTTATTGCATTTAGAAATAAGAGGAGAGAGGTATACTTTAATTTAGAAGGAAACAAAAAAAGATTAACAACGATACCATTTGGTGCAGACCCTGTTCAGTATTTAGCTGATTGGTTTAAGTCTGACGATGGCGTAGATGTGTTAGTGTTTTTAGAGAAACAATTATAGACATAAGGTTATAATGGATGAGGAGGGGTTTAACGACCCCTCTTTTTTTTGTGTATCTTTGTCTTTTATTAATACTTAAACTTTTTTTATTATGAGTAAATTTTTATCATTCGAAACTACAAATAACGGCACGGTATTATTCCCTATTGTTGACGGGTGCTTTATGAATATTAGTAGCCCTGAGGCTTTAGCTATTACCAACGGGACAATTACTGTTTTTTTTGCGGGCACAAATATGTCTCAATCTCTTATTGACAGCATTAATAGTGCACAGGTAGAGGCATTTCAATCTCCTTGGACACAGGCGGTATCTGTTGTTAGCATACCTTTCGGTACTACTATCGACTCTGTTAGTGCTGAAGAAGGTGGTGGAGACGCAGGTCCGGGAGACCCGAGCTGTGAGTATCAAATAACTGTTAGTCCTGCTGCTGCTAATCCTGTAAATATTATTTACTATACAGGAGGGCTTGAAAATTCTATTACAGTTGCAATTGGGGATAATGCCATTCTAAATAATGCTGACTGTTTTCCTGTACCTGCAATAGACCCATTTCAGACGCCTGCCCCTAACCCTGCAAATGTAACTATAGTGGACATAACTCCATAGGTTATATTTAATCAATATCAATGAGACCTCTTCAAATGAAGGGGTCTTTTTTTTTGTGTATCTTTGTATGAAAGTATTTACAGATGATAAACTCGGTTAGGAACACAGTATTGTCTATACTAAATAAAAATAATTA